CTTTAGTCGTATTGGCATCAGTAGCCGCCAGCATGGCTGCTGTACCAGAACCTGCTTGACCAAGATTGGTGATGGTAAAAGTAATGTAATTAGTATCGCTAGTAGCTAACGCGTCTACGCCTGAAAAAACAGCAGACGTCAACGTGCCGGCAGCAGGGGCAATAACGTAAACATCACTATTACCTGTAGTTGCAATGGTTGCACCTTGTTGCGATGCAGTAGAACCACTAGGAATATTGGACAGCGACTTTGAAGTGCTATCAATAGTTGCGCCCGTAATAGTGGTGCCAGAAGTTAGTTCAGGATCGCTAAAAGCAACCCCTACAGCTTTGGTGTTAGGCATGATCTATCCTTTAGGAAACGGGGGCCGAAGCCCCCGAAGTTTTTAGCCTCGGCGATACAGCGACCAAGTGCCAGTGCCGGTTTTACGAGCACGAAACAGTTGAGCTGTGCCTGCAGTAGCAGCAACCGTCATCAGGCCGACGAGCGTCCAGCCAGTGTTGGTTACCAGCGTAATTACACCAGAACCAGAACCGTCGACGTTCATAACTGAAAAATCAAACGTAACGCCGGCTTTGTCTGCGCTTGGAAGTGCAGCTTCAAGATCAGCCACGGTTGGAAGTGTATACGAGGCTGCAGAAGATCCAGGACTGCCCAGCAAAGTGCCGTTCAGAACTTGAGCTGCAGTCAACGTCGCGGTCGCAGTTGCGGTTGCGGGAGCGGGAACAACAATAAAATCTACTTCATTGACGTTGCCGTCGCCGAGCTGGTATCCACCAGCGCCATTTGGAAGTGCCATGATAAATATCCTTTACAAGAAGTCGTCAATGGGGGCCGAAGCCCCCACCCATTAGCCCCAAACGCGGCAGGCCATTTGCGGACGGATCGTGCTGTAGCCGTACAAAACGTCGATACGGCAAGGCAGACGGTCGTTGTTGATGTCGTACTGACGAACAATACGCATCGAAATACCATTATGGACTTGGCGAGAAGCCATATCCACGCCTTGTGGCATCAGCAGGTCGGCGGTAGCGAAAGTGATCGCATCCTTATGGTAGTCCAGATTTTGCGGATAGGCAGTAGCAGCCGAACCGACCATAGTCACTGCAGCGCCCGAAGCAGGCAGAGCCGAAACGGTAGCCAGTGCTTGGCTTGCCGAATACAGAGCTGGGAAGATCGACAGAGTTGCAGTCGAAGAACCAGTAGCAGCGGCAGTCACGGTGAATTGCTGGAGCGAACCAGTGGACTCACGGGTCTGTGGGTTGACGGCAAACACGCCAGCGATGGTGAACACGTCGCCGACATTCCAAGTCTTGCTCGAACCAGTGAAGCTGATTGGCAGCGTGGACTGACCTTCAGTCGTGACAGTCGAAGTCACGGTGATGGTGGTGCCCCAATCGCCGTTGGTGTGCTGCTTGATCGACTGAGACATGTTGACTTCGTCGTAGCCCAGAACGCCGGTGCCCATCATGCCGTTCTTGAACTGGCGGCTGATAGTGTCGGTTGGGTTAAACAGACCTTTCATGCCTTCAACCAGACCAGCGTTGGCAGCTGGGTTGACAGTTGCGTAGCGTGGCGACATCACAGCTGCATTTTCGTTCAGCTTCTGCTGGGCTTGCAGCAGAACGAGCGAAGTCGAAGGCGTGGTGCCGGGGGTGCCGACGGAGTTACCGATAGCCTTGTATGCGTTAGCAACATCAGCGTCGATCGACGATGCAAGCTGAGAAATACGAGGCTTCAGAACACGCTCTGCGAAGTCATCCAACTGCATGGTGAGTTCGGCGGAGGTGAAGTTCACACCGATGTGCTTTTGCGAAGCAACGGTCAGTGTGGTGAACTGTTCGTTGTCGTCCTGAACTTGCAGGGCGGCACCGTCAGTCACCAGCGCGCGATCCGGTAAACGGATACGCAGTGTGGAACCAATTTTTGCGCCTTCAACGGCGAAAGAATCGTCGTATTGACGATTGACGTTACGAGTGATTACCAGGTTGTTCTCGAGGATTTCGAGAGCCTTACGGGTAATCATGTCGATGGTAAGAATCGAGTTTGCCATGATTTATCCTAAAAAAATTAGCGGTTACGTTGAGCTTCCCACTTCTTGATTTGACGCTGGCGCTCTGCCTCAATCCACTCTGACGTACTCATGTTCTTGATAGAACGTGGGTCAGTCGTGTCATAAGACGGCGCGCCAGTGCCACGACCACTAATTGGTGCTATCGGTGGTGGGGCGCTTGTCGTTTTCTTCAAAATCGGTTCGGAAGCAATCTTGGCCTCCAATTTGCCGATCTCTTTGGCCTGCAAAATAGGCGATAGGCGTGAAATCCGACTAGCTTCATTCGGGTGTGAACCCAAGTAGTAAGCGAGTTCAGGGCCGATTTCAGAAGCCTGAATAGTCTCAGCCATCGCGTTCGTGATTGGCAGTGCAGGGTTGTATGCGACTTGCTCGAAGTCTTCATACTTAGCCCGCGCGTCCTCTTCACGATCTTGATACGCCTCAAGCATACTCATGCGTTCACGATCAGCTTCACGCTTGGCCAACAATTCCTCTGCCTTGCGTATAGCCAGTGCGTCGGCATACTCATCGACAGAATTGAAATTCTCGACCGGTGGGAGTTCGGCAGGTGCGGCAGGCGCTTCTTGCGCTCGACGTGCCTGTTCTCTTTCCCACTTACGCTGTTCTCTTGCAAGCCGCTTGCCAATCGCAGCATCAAGCTCTTCTTGTGTGAAGACTTTAGCTGGTTTTGGCTCTTCAGTTTCCGGCGCAATTGCTTCGGGTTCCGGTACTGCCGTCGGTTCCGGTTCCGGCGCGGGCACTGCCGCTAGATCATTTTGTACTTCGTCAGACATTGTCGATTCCTAAAGAATCCCAGGTGTGCCGCACCTGTGCGGTATTTCGATTTACTCGTAAATAACTGTTGCGTTTACTGTACCACTGATTACGACATAAATGCCATTTTTAGCATACGCACCGTCGAGCGGCAGCAGGTATGACGTGGCAGCAGCCGGCGTGAACGTTCCCAAAATCGTGGTCGTCGTGGTCGCTGCAGCTGAGTCGTAGACAGTAATGGTCGGGGTGCTAGAAGCTGCGCTGACAAAAATACCCTTCAGCTTACCCGCCATCGGTTTAATGTTGGCCGAAGCCGTGATATAGGTGTAATTTGCCATGTTTTACCTCAAGCAAGAAACTTCAATTTATAGAGCGTTGACATGTACAGCCCTTCAATTTCGTCGATGATATTGTGGATTGCAGTGCATTCCTTATCGACGACCTTGTAGCGCGCAGCATGTATTTCATCTAGCTGATCCTGCAGGAATTCCAAAATATTGCCCTGCTTTTTGGCAGACTGCAATGTAATTGGGCCGATCAGGCCGTACTTGCCCTGATAAGCTTCAGCAAACTTGTCCGCTAGATCAACAATACCGTCGTAAAACTTCTGCAACGCCTTGTGCTTGGCGTAACTGCGGGTGTTCAGATGCACTGAATGAGCCACATCGCGGCCTAAAAACAGCGTACCTACAAAGTCTGCGGCGTTCATACCATTGGCTCCTGAGGCGGCATATTCATCATTTCTGGCGGCATTTCAGCCGATTCAGGTGGGATCATACCCATTTCAGGCGGCATTTGCTGCATTTCTTGCGGCATTTCCTGCGGCATAGCCATGTCGCCCATCAGCTGCTGGCTCTGCTGCTGCATCACCA